ATATGTTTTCGCAGCTAGCTTACTTGTTCATGGTTTGTACCATGGCTATGAGGAATTAACCTCCAGAGGAGGTGGTGGGCCCTCTGCGCAGAACCAACCTCCACCATCCTCTCATCAACGCCCACAGGCCCGAGGTACTCCGCAGGGCGGAAAGTCGGGGGGCCCCGCTAGAGCATCGCAACCGGGGAGCCGGTCTGGGCGTAAGAGTTGCCCAAAGGGCCACTACTGGTCATACAAGCACAAGAAGTGCCTTAGGTCGAAGTATCGTTCATCCTAGGCTGTTGCACGTGTCGCATCGGGTTCCAATTAGAGCCCATGTACAGTTCGGGCAGTGCGCCGTTTGGCTAGTGGTATTCATCGTCATCACCTGTGATTACGACGATGAATATCACCAAATGGTCTCATGTTCACGCCGTCAGTTGAACACTTGACCAGGTAACCTCTCAGATACCGCATAACGTCTGTATCTCGTTTCGGTTGTCTGAAGTCGACTCGATCTCCCCATTGGGCGGCCAGCTCTTTCATAGGTATCCTGCCTTCACTTGTGGCGAGGATGTGAAGGTGGCCGTTGATTTCGAAGTCGGGTACTTGTCGGATGAAAGTACCTTTCGCGAAAATCTTGTCTCCTGGGTCGTTGCTAGTGAATTCGTAGAACCAATAGCCGTCAGCGAATGTTTCCTTCCATATTTTCGTACGACGGAACTTCTTGAAGTCCTTAATCCACAACTCTCGGTCCTTCTCTATCACGCCGGGATAGGGCGGCACTCCTGTGATGTTGGGCCGTGTTAGTGTGATGAACCAAATGTCCATGCCTCGATCATGAATCTTCTGCATGGCGCGCTTAGCTCTTTTCCAGCGTGAATATTTGGTGTTGCATTCTTTGCATCTTTCTGGGTAGTACGTTACCCAGGGAATCCACTCAGGTACGAATAGCTGTTTCAGGATGTACCATCTTGGTCCGGATTCCTCACCAGTGAACCAATGAGTGTGATACGTCTTTCTGGGATTGGGACACCTAGCGCAGGTGAAGCCTGCGTTCTTATCTTGTTCTAGGGTACGCGAGCGAACATATGATGCGGCGTGCCTCAGCCATTGAAGAACCTTAACTCCGGGTTTGGGTCTACTAATGGCGACGGAGCCTGCCTCCGCCCAGGGTGGTTTCTGATAATTGCTCTTATCAGTAGGTTTGGTAGTGCCTATAGGCACTGTTAGTTTCGTACCTACTAAAGTATCAAGAGCCACCGTGTTCCCGTCCTTCTCTGTCGCGTCGCGACTTACATGGGGGACTATTAATTTGAAGTCAGTAGGAGAAGGTCGAATTCGGTATCTTGCACAATCTGGTGCAGATACTGAATATTATAATTTAGCGAAGGATTTGGCTGCCATCAATGCTCGCAATGAGGAGATTACGGATCGTAATGGTAATCTCTATGGGTACTGGTGTAAGGTAGAATCAGTATCTGCGGCTAATGACCTTCTGGCTCTTAGCTACATTCCTAATACCTGGAAAGTTCGTAATGCTTTCAGGAAGTTTCACTTTGCTCGAGAACAGATGTTCCGAGATTCAGGTATTACCAAGAAAGAGATGGGTAAGTACGGTAGGACTCTTCGTCCTTATTTCTCTATTGACCATAAGGCGAGTGGATCTCTTACTCCCCAATGTTGGGATGTTAAGAATAAGACCAATGCTGATTATTCTGGTGGTGAGTGGACTTACACAACACTAGCTAGTTCTCCCACATTGAAAAGTGATGATGACTGGGACGAAATCGAGAATATTTCTCCAGTTGATGAGTGGGAGTTGACTGTTCTTGGAGATCATGATGAAGAAGCGTCATCTCCCTCAGGCGTTAAGACTTGGACCTCGGTTGGAATGGTTTTGGCTTACAATCAGGATAGGATGGAGGAGGTTCCTGATGCAACCGCTGATACATCGGTAGTTGCTCTCAACAATCCGTTGTCATCTCTCCAGACTCAAACGTTGACTAGTGGCGAGATTCTTGAAATAGCCACTGATCAACAGTTGGAAGAGCCCCCTTACGATGTAAGTGATCTTGGAGATTCTGTCCAGGCTATCTATGATGCTATGCCTGTGTCTGGAACCACTGCTGGTACCACGGCAATGATTCGTAATTGGGGTCTCTACTTTTTCCCTGCAGGATTGATTTCACTCACTCATGGTGTGTCCTCGTCTTCATCTCTTGAGATTGAAGTTATTGGGAAAGAGCTGTGCAAGGATGTCGCTTAGTCTTACTGCTGAGCAGAAGCACTTTGTGTTAGGGCTGGCCCTGGGCCTTGCTATTCATGAGCCTGTTACTGTGGTGGTTGGTCTCTGATGCCTCAACTCGTTATGTTTAGTGACGAGGATGATATCCGGAAGTTTACCGGTAAGCATCACGAATTCGTTATGGAGGAGGCTCCGCATTTTGTTGCCTCCTCATCTGTTAATTTGGTTATGCGTAATCCATATGTTTTCGCAGCTAGCTTACTTGTTCATGGTTTGTACCATGGCTATGAGGAATTAACCTCCAGAGGAGGTGGTGGGCCCTCTGCGCAG